TTGGATTTGTTTTCCAATTCCATAGATCCCTTGTTCCATGCAATGATACCCTGTTGCATCCACTTGGGTAAGTTCTCGTATGCAATCTGCAATCTACCAAGTAGATCTCGTGCAGTCGCTGCCTTGTTTGCAAGGATACCTATTGTAACACTATCGTTGAAGATGGCGTAGTGTAAAAGATAAGATACCACAGTCGTTGACTTACCTGACTGTCGAGGCATCTTACATATGTTAAATCTATTATTATGGAAATTATTAACTAACTTCTCTTGGAAGTCATACATCTTGAATGGTACTAGACCTTCATCCAAGTTGATGATCTTCACATACTTCTGTGCAAAATACACAGGGTCTTGAGCACACTTTAAGAACTCAGTAACTTGTTTCTTAGTAAAGTTCTGAGCAACGTTTGCTTTCTTTAGGTTAGGATTTCCAAGGTATACATTATGATCAACCATGATTTATTATGGGTCAATGACTAATAAAGGTTTTGTTGGGTCTTTTGTACTAGGCATGAAATATATTACTTTACCGCCTGGATAAATTTTTTCCAATTCATACTGAACATTTCTCTTCAAAGGTCTTGCCCGTTGAGGAAAAAACATTTGAAGCATTTTGGTTTGTCCTCTGAATATGAATGTAATGGTATATGTTGCACCATACTTATTCAGTCTGTCCCAGTTTTCTTCTCTTAGTGTTCTGAATCTTTTCATACTATTATTTATTCTTCTTCATAGTTTCTTTGAGCATCTTTTGTAAATCTGATGTGCTTCCTACAAATAAAGAATTGTTAGTGACATTGGTTGTTTTACTATCTTTTATCTCGTCAATATCTTTCATCTTCTTTTGTAAATCTATGAGTTTGTCTGCTGTATCTGCAACATGTTTAATTAATTGTCCAGCAACTTCATATGCTCTCGCAGAATCCGATTGTTGTGCAACATCCAAAGCACCATCAACTGCCTCTTGGCCCTTTTCAACTAAAGAATATAACTGAGCTCTACTATACTCATAGTCTTTTGTGACATCTTCTTTACCTGACTTTAGATTACTAGGACTAGTTCTTGTAGGTTTATTTGCAGGTGCTTTCATAATCTCCGCACCTCTATCGATGTCTAGAGTGTCATCTATTTCATTGAACGTTTCATCTTCAATCATAAGTCAGAGTCCCTCCCTTGACTACTACTCCAAATTCCGCCATCACCAAAGTCGGTACGAGTTTCACCAAATCCAAAGTCATCACCTTCTAGAATCTGAGCATCATCCTGTACTGTAATTCTATGTATGAACACATCAGTATCATGTGGTTTGATAGTACTTCCATATTGAGCTCTCTTTACTTTTAGTCTATTGTTTGTTATAGAACTAATTAACATTTTCTCTTCGTCTATTTGAATATAATCGCCTTTTCTAAATGCAATGGCAGTATTGACATTAAATTCGGTTTTGATTGTATCAAATGACTCTGTTGTTTTTGCGGCACCATCTTGGTTATAATCCTTAACTGCAGCAGGGACAGCACTATATCTTTGTTGTCTAGGTGCAGTTTTGGTAGATGAAGTATCAGTGTAGTAGTCTGCCTGTACTTGTTTGATTAGTCCAGAAGTTCCCTCAGTGCTATTATTAATTGGCCCAAATAGATATGTTTTGCATACAAAATTTATAGTGTATATCAATGCTCTCCTTGTGAGATAATCATCTTCGTAATTATCTTCCATCTGTATGCCTTCTAATGTAATTGGCATATCTCTTTTCTCTCCAATAATATCAGCCAAGTCTACTGTCAAATTAAATGCTGGTTGAAAGTATGGTAGTATTTGTTCTAATATCTGTATTGCATCCTCGTTCAACTTAGCTATAATACTAAGTTGCATGTTAATATTGTATGGAACAGGCATGAATGCCTTAACCAGTTTGTTGGTTTTTTTATTGACAGACTTGAAAGTCTGCATTGTAGATACTTTCCTACTTGCATCATAATTCATACCCATGACTTCAAAAGACATCCTAGGTAAACTAAGTGTAGTGCCTACACCATCTTGATAATCTCTACCCTGTTCTACTCTTGCTAGGAATTTCTGTTGTGGGCCATAAGATATAGGAACCTTAATGACACTTATAGTCTTGCCACTATTGTCCGTGTGTTGGATCTCAATGTTATTAAACAAGGTTCCGAAAGACACAATTGTCTTACGAATGATCTCATGATAGAAGTGATTGGTTAACATAATATTACCACCTTATAATAGTATTTAGAACTCACCAAAAGGGTTTGTTTCCGAAAAGTCTATGATTGTGTCTGCCTCTGCCTCTATTTCATCATTTCCAGCGAAAGCAATATTAAAGTTAGAGTCTACAGATAAGATTCTGTAACTTGCTGCAGCACCTACAACAACTTCACCTACTTGGAAACTTCCGTTAGGTATTGAGACTTTGAGAATATTGTCTGCCGTATTCCAATGAGAGACATATGCACTCGTACCACTAGAAACACCTTTAATTATTTCGTTTGAGGTAAATTCGCCAAATGAATTAGATGTAACAGAAGATATTGATACAACAGCGGCGGTGTTAGTATAGCCAGCACCAGCATTACTATATCTAATTACTGAAACAGTACCTCCAACTGCAACCGCCTCTGCCTGTGCGTTCATCAATAAAGGTATTGTCTCGTTGGATTGTTGTATATAGACAGATGTAATTCCAACAGTAGGTGTAAAACTATAACCAAGTCCACCAGTAGTGATTCCTACAGGCCCTAATACAGCCTCTGAAATTACAGCAGTAGCAATAGCTATAGATGTTGGAGATCCACCAGTGAATACGACTTGTGGTGGTGTAGTATATCCTGTGCCTGGATTTATTAATAGTATTCTATCAACAGACATATTTGGAACACCAGTTCTACTTGTCATAATGGCAACACCAGTCGCTTGAGTTCCTATTGATGGTTGTTCAATAGTCATGATAGGAACTGAAGTGTAACCCCATCCTTCATATGTTATAGTCAACGCAGATACTTCTCTCGCTGCGTTAGTTGTGCATGTTACTATTGGGTGTTCATTGTCTAACTTACGAATAAATGATGCAGTGGTTAATGTTTGAGCATCAGTCTCTTGAGATGTCTCTGAACTAGGAACCTGTGTGGCACTAACATTTCTAGTAGAGTTATCACCAGTAAGGTTAAGAGTGATATGATCTAAGAAACCTTCCCATGATGCAGTCTGAGATGGAATGAAACCTTGTCCTGAAGCATCAGCACCTAACTTCAGGAGATCACCAGCAAAGAACATAATTGGGTTCGCTGTGTTAAGACTATTACTTACAGTTCCATTTACAGATATAGTTGCGTCAGTATTATATTGTTCTACCCTTATAAAGTTCCAAGCATTTAGATTGAGTTGTGTAGTATTTTCTATAGATCCAGAACCAGAGGCAAACACTATGTTACCTGTTTCTCTGTAATATATCTTGAATCTATCAGTCCACATTACAGTTCCACCATTTGTTGCTGGATCAAACTTAGTTGGATATAACCAGAAACTCAATACTAGTCTACCATTACCACTGTCTCTAGAATCTACATTACTTGTGAAGTTGAAATTTGCACCTATTACATCAGTAATTGCAGTATGATGTAGAGAATTGTCTCCAAACTTTATTTGAGATGACGTAGTTTTATTTGGTGGTGTGAAACTTACAGAAGGCACACTTAGATAATTAGATCCACTATTTGTTAGAGTTATGGTATCAATACCTCCCTCCGCAATAGTCACAGTACCAGTTGCTCTATTACCTTGATCAGGCTTGAATATTTCTACATTAGGAGTTCCTCTATAGTTACCTCCATCAAACATTGGAACACGTTGCACAGATTTTACTCCAGCAAATGTAGATGCAAGAGATACATATGCCACTGCATTTTGAGATGTATCTTTCTCCATTTGTAAAGTAACAACTTGTCCACTAGTTGAACCAACAATATCATCAACTTCTACACCTTCTTTATCTGTTAGTCCATCAGGTAAATCAATAACTTCATCTTCAGGCTCAAAGATTTCACATCTAAACTCATACATAAACAAGTCATTGACTTGGTAGTATGGAACTTTTCTTTCAATGTACTTAATTTCAAATAAAGTATTATCTAAAGGTAAGTAAATTAGATCTCCTTCATTTGGAGTTGCTGCGTTTAATCTTTCCTCAGCTGGAAAAGATTTTATGAAGGGAGTTATGAAGTCATCATATCTTTCTTTAGATACGACAAGAGTTACCTCATCTGTTGCACGAACACCAAACTTAGTTAAAACATCCGATGGTGTGCCATACCCATCAACGTTGACGAGGTATGCCTCTAATCTGAAACTATCATCGAATTTGGATGCAGTAATTTCTCTGATAACAGTATTCCTATTAACAATTTTTCTGGGAAGATACAGAACATCCTGTCCAAACAACTGTAAGTGTTCGTTCACCAAGTCTTGAACTAGTCTTTGTTCACTTGGAGATCCATTTAAAAAGAAGGGTGATAAAGGCATTATCCAACAAAGTCTAGTGGTGGCATTGCATATTCTTGCATTAATTTCTCATCGAGTTTCTCTAACTCCATGACCGCATCGTCATATATCTGTCTACCATTAAGTTCTAATCCGCCAGGCAATTTTACACCAGTAAACTTAATGAGGTTCTGTCCCCATTGTTTTTTTATTAAAGATGTGGTATACTGTTTAAGCCAGTGATCATTGTAAACAGCAGTTTCACCTTGAGGATCAACAATCCTAAAGCAATCAATGATTATAAAATGATCATTAGTCAGTTCATTTATATTGATATCCATGTATAGTCTACTATTCTTTTTATTGAATCTTATCTGAACATCTGGATTAAGCATGTAATCAAGAGTCTCTAGATATGATTTTGTCATACTATAATTGAGTAAATCGACTGCTCCGTAGTAGTATAAATCATTAAGGAAGATTTGATATTTAAGATTGAACATACCAGCCGATATGGTTGATGAGTCCATTTTAAATACTTTATTAACTCCTATAATGGTATCTGGTAAAGGTAAATACTTTGCAGTTTCTGTATAGTCTACTGAAGAAAGACCACCCGCTGTACTAGTAGCAGTAGTTGTGGACATAGTGCCTTTCATGGCTTCTTTTTCTGCTTCAGTAAATTGATGCTTCAAGAATACTCTATCGATTCCCTCACCATGTCTTTCATGAAACAATTGAATGGCATCATCGATGAGATCATCAATTTGATCGTCATCCACATTGATTTCTAGAACGGGCTTTCCAAGTTTCCTGAGAGCATATTCTTTTAGATCATCTTTACTACTAGGTTTTGCCATTCCCTTTACACATAAGTCTCCGAAGTATTTAGTTATATGAAAAAGTATTTTATTGATGAAGCAAAAACCTTTGCCATCAATACCCCTGTTGATGCGAGAGTTGAACTCATGGGTTGGGAGGAAATACCGATAGTTTATATCGATAACTTCTACAAGAACCCAAACATGGTGAGGAATTTGGCGATCAAATCACCACCTACGTCAGACCCAAGAATATTAGGTGGCGTTACAGGATCAAGAGTAGCATCATTCTTTGACTTTCAACATATCTATCCTGTCTGGGTAGAAATTGCTCAAGGTGTCTTTGGTTTAAAGAAAGAAGAAGAAGATAAGTTTGAGGCATCTATGTTCTCTACCCCATTTAGTGTCAACGTAACTCAATCAAAAGATAGACCTGACTTACCTCATATAGATCTACCAGATATAACCTCTAGAGGATGGGCTGGTTTGATATATCTTAACAAAGGTGATGAATGTAAGGGTGGCACTGGGTTTTATACATATAAAGGACATCAAGTTAATCCTAAACAAGATGGTTTATGGGATAAAGATTATGTTTGTGACAGTATAGGGCCATGGGAACTAATGCACCTAGCAGAAATGAAATTCAATAGAATGATAATGTATCCAGCAACAGTCATGCATACTCCTTATGATAAGCCAGGCTTCTTTGAAGGTGATGACTATAGATTAGTTCAAGTATTTTTTCTACCAGTTATATGATTATTCTCACAGGTTATCAAGGTTTTATAGGTCAAGCATTTCAAAAGAGACTTGATCCAGAAAATCTGTACAGAGTTGAACAAAGTGGTGCTTTTGATTTCTTAGATCAATATGATAAGTGGGATGAGGTAGAGATGATTATACATCAGGGAGCTATATCAAGTACAACAGAAACAGATGTAAATAAAATTAACAAGTATAACGTAGAGTTCTCTATTGGACTATTTGAAAAAGCAATAGAACATTCTATCCCAGTCAAATATGCCTCATCGGCATCTGTTTATGGTAAGATTCATAGTGACTTTGGATATTTGAAAAAGACTATCAATCCACTAAACTTCTATGCACTATCAAAAACAACTGTAGATTACTGGGTAATGGATAATATGGATAGGTTTGAACAAGTGCAGGGATTCAGATACTTTAATGTATATGGAGAAGGTGAAGAACATAAAGGAGATCAAGCAAGTCCAATCAGTAAGTTCACTTTACAAGCAAAACAAAATAAGGTAATTAAAATCTTTGAAGAGTCTGAATATGCCTTTAGAGATTTTGTATGGGTAGAAGATGTAGTAGATGTCGTCCTAGATAATACGGCAGGGAGCGGCATCTATGATGTTGGGACTGGTAATCCTATCTCATTTCTTGAGATTGCAGAATTGATTGCCAAAAAAGAAGGGGCGGAGATTGAAGTAATCCCCTTCCCCAAACATCTAGAAGGTAAGTATCAAGAATATACATGTGCAGATACCTCATGGTATTCACATAATTATTCGGAAGTCAGTCATTATTTGCATACGAAATAAAAGAAGTTATAGCATACTTATGGTCTGATACAGGAATAGTTCCCTCATGAGGCCAAAGATAATTACATGGAAAGATACAAACATCACCTTGTCTAGCTGGTATCATTCTATCTTGAAGATGGAAGTATGTGCCTCCTCCCTCTTCAACATCATTTAGATAACCTACAATACCAAAGACTCTATGAACATTTACTCCAGGCCCTTGATCCTGATGTTTAGAAAATTTTCCTAATCCCTTTTCATAGATTCTAACACAATAATCCCTAAAAACTAGAGGATAATCTTCTGGTGGAACTGGACATTCTTCAGCATACTTATCATAAACTTCAAAGTATGCTCTGGACAGTAAATCTGATACTCTGTCATTTGGTTGTGGATATATCTGTCTAGTGTTTTTAAAATCTTTTACGACATGATTTTGCCTAACATCAGATGGTCTTCCATACACAGCACCATCAACATGTCTATCTTCCTCTTCCCAAAACCAATCAATAATATCTTTACATTCTTCTCCTGATAATACATTATAGACTTTAATTAAATCATCAGTCTTCATATAAGATCTCCAGGCATGATCCTATGTGAATCAGAATCGGAGTGTTCGGTACTAAACTCAAACAGTTCGGTATCCTCTATTGCAAACATACGATGCTTCAGACCAATAGGTACATGAAACTTATCTCCTCTATTCAATATTGTTATCTCTGCCTTTTCAATATCCATCTCCCAACCATGATATAATTTTATCTTACCACTCTGAATAAAAAATACTTCGTCTTTTAATTTATGATAGTGCCATGAACACTGTTTATCCTTTGCAATAAACAATAGTTTACCGCAATACTTCTCACAATTTGCAATCCATTTTTCATATCCCCATCCCTTCGGCACAAACTTTATAGGTTCAGCCGCACGAGCATTACGAGGTCTTCTACTTGGCCCTAAAGAAGTCATCAGAGTTTACACCTTTGTCATCAATAAAGTAATCTGCATGAGGTTTACCTAAGATTAGTGAATGATATTTACATCCCCAATCACTAAGTTGTTTTTCCGTAAGATCAAATAATAGAACAGATGCTTTCGTACTTGCATCTGGATCATCACCAAATCGACCCATACCTCTAGCGGT